AGAAGTATTTACACCAATGGATTTTATAAATGATAAAATGTTAAAAGATATAGAAGAATATATGTTAAAAAATAAAAATGAAAATATATGGACAAATGAAAAATTAACATGGTATGATCCTGCTACAGGAATGGGAAATTATCCTATTGCAATTTATTATAAGTTAATGGAAGGATTAAAAATCAAAATACCAAATGAAATTGAAAGAAAAAAACATATAATAGAAAAACAATTATATATGGGTGAATTAAACAAAAAAAATTGCTTTATTATTAAACAAATATTTAACATTAATAATGAGTTTAAATTAAATTTATATGAAGGAGATACATTAAATATAAAAATAAATGAAGTATTTGGTATAACTAAATTTGATATTATAATTGGTAATCCACCATATAATGAAGAATTAAAAATAAAACAAGGTTCAGCATCAGCATTATATAATAAATTTATCCTATACTATATGAATAAATGTAATTTATTATCATTTATTATTCCTTCAAGATGGTTTGGAGGTGGTAAAGGATTAGATAAATTTAGAGATATGATGCTAAATAAGACTGATATAGTATATATTAAACATTATGATAATGCAGCAACAATATTTGGTAATAGTGTTAGTATTGAAGGAGGAGTAAATTATTTTTTAATTGATAAAGATTATAATGGATTATGTAGTTATAATGGAAATAATATTCAACTAAATAAATTTGATATTATTGTAAATAGTAAATATTATAATATTATTACATCAATACTTCAATATGAAAATATGTCATCAATATATATTGGTCAAAATTATTCTGGTATTAATTCTAATGATAATCGATTAATTGATACAAAATCAGATACAACATTATTATGTTATGTTTCGCAACAAAAAGGATTTATTAAATATATTGAAAAAAATAATATTAACAAAAATAGAGATTTTAATAAATGGAAAGTTATAACTGCGGAAGCAAACGGTGGAAAAGGATGTTTTGGTAATATATTTATAGGAAAACCAAATGAAATATGTAATCAAAGTTATATTATTTTTGAAGTTAAAACAGAAAATGAAGCAAAATCATTACTAAGTTATATGAAATGTAAATTACCAAACTTTATGCTAAGTTTAAGAAAAATATCACAACATATTAATGAATCTACTTGTAAATGGATACCATTACCGCCATTAAATAAAGAGTGGAATGATGAAGAAGTTTATAAATATTTTAAATTATCTGAAGATGAAATAAAATTAATAAAAGAAACAAAAATTAATGGTTATAATGATATTAAATCATATAATGAAAATGAACCGATAATAATAAAAGATGGAAGAAAACAATATTACTTAGTTAATGATAAATTATATAAGATAAAAAAAGATAAATCACGAGGTGAATTATTTGGTATATATATTGATGGTAAAATTATAGAAGGAATTAAAAATGATGAAGAAGTTATGAAAATATCTAAAAAAAACATTAAAAAAAGAAACTAAAATTATAAATGAAGATGAAGATAAAGAAATTAATAAAAACAAGAAAATCCAGAATTTCCTTATATTGATGTAGTTCCAAAAGGAATATTAGAAGAAAAATATATATTATGTGACCTTGGGGTGCTTTTACATCACATGAAGAAAAATAACATTTTTTTTATTTTTTATAGAAAGTTTGTCTCATTTTTCTTTCCTGTCGGTGTAATATGTTTTATTATTTTACACCTTTGCACATTTAAAACGCCGATTTTTAAATATTTTTAATAAATAATCACACTTTTAATGAATTGTTCCATTTGAAAGTTATTTGAAATATTATTTCCTAAATAATAATAACAACATGCACTTTGTTTTTTTTAATTAATTGATGCACTTGGTGTAATAAACAACCAGTAACTATATGTTTGTCTTAATAAATATCCACAATTTGAAAAAAAGGTTTACGTGTTGTTATATAATTATAAAATAAAACCAATTCTATATTATTCATTATAATAGACTTATTATTTTTTACACCTTTGGAGATTTAAAACGCCGATTTTTTTATAATAATTTATATACAAATTATTATAAAAACTACTTAATTTTATTATAAAAATAAAAAAATTTGATTAATTTAAATTTAAAGTATATTTTTATTTGACTACTAAAGAAATGAACTTTACTAATATAAATATTAAAGATTTTATTGACTATATTATAACTTTTAACAATATTGATGATATTTTAGAAAATTGTAAAACACAATCTGAAAAAGGTTTTATTTTTGAAAGATTATTTGACATTGTTATTAAATTTGGATTTTGTAATGTTTTTACTAATTCTAATTTTAACCATTTAATTGGTAATTCTAATAATGCTAAACTTAAAATTTTAGAAAATCTTAATCAATATCTAAATGAAAAAGTTTTAAGTGGTAATTCTAGTGGATGTTCTGATATTACACTACAAAATAAAAATGATGATACATTTATATTTATTAGTTCTAAATATCCTAAATCAAATGAAGATATAAAAAAACAAAAATCAGTAAATTATTATGATATTCAAAATATTATAGCTATGGCAACTAAAAATAAACATATTTATAAAAATTATAAAATTTATCTTGTTGTTCCTAATAAGAAAAAAGTATTAGATAAAGTTAAAAATGCGAATAAATCAAGTGAATATATTACTGAACATATGACTGAAGAAAATATTTTAGATAAAGATGACTTAAATAAATATTTTTTAGCATTCAAACAAGATATAATTAAAAATAAAAATGAAGATTGGCAAACTATTTATTTGAGTAGCAAAGAAAATTTAACATTAAGATTTCATCAAGAATTAATTACACAAAAAACTAGTAATTTGATTGAAGAAGGTAATAAATCTTTTTTATGGGGTTGTAAATGTAGAAGTGGTAAAACATTTATGATTGGTGGTATTATTAATAAACAATATGATATTAAAAAACATCTTAATGTTTTGATTATTATACCTGCACCAACTGAAACATCACCACAATTTACGAATGACTTATTTAATAAATTTAAAGATTTTGATAAATATAACATTCATCATATTGAAGGTTCTAATAAAATTGATTCATTTGAAATTGGTAATAATAACATATTTATAATTTCCAAACAACTTTTACAAAAATATATTAATGAAAAAACTATTATGAAGATCAAAAATTTAAAATTAGATATTATTGCATTCGATGAAAATCATTTTAGCGGAACAACAAATTTGTCAAAAGATATTTTAGATTCATATTCTTCAAAAAACACTGTTAAAATATATTTAACTGCTACTTATAATAAACCATTACACGAATGGAATATACTACATGAATGTCAAATGTATTGGGATATTGAAGATGAACAGATATGTAAATCTATATTGATTGATGAAAATAATTTAGAAAAAATAAAAGAAAAACATGGTATTGAATTTATTATTAAAACACTTAAATATTATAATGAACAAGGATTATCAATAAGTGATATATTTAAATGTTATGAAAGAATGCCTGATTTACATTTAATTACTAATATGTTTGACTCACAAAGATACGATATAATTAAAGAAAATATTATGGGTAGTCATTATGGCTTTAGTTTTGATGTTCTTTTTAGTTTGAACAAAGACAAAAAATTTAATTATAAAAATGAAATTAAAACTATACTTAGATATATTTCTGGTTCAGAAAAAGAACAAGATTATAAATCAGGAGATAAATCTATTTTTACAAGAATAAATAATAGCTGTTCAAGAATACCATTTACACAAATTTGGTTTTTACCGTCAGATAATATTAATTTTATTTCTCAAAATTTAAAATTATTAATGTTGGAAGATAAAATATTAAAAAATTATAATATAATGTGTATTAATCGCCAAAACAATGATCTAGCAAAAGATATTAAAGATGAAATATTGAAACAAGAAATTATAGCAAAATCTGATGGAAAACAAGGTTTAATTCTTCTTGCTGGTAATATGTTAAGCTTAGGTATTACTATTAATAGTTGTGATATTGTTATGTTAATGAATAATACTTTATCACCTGATAAAATAATGCAACAAATGTATCGATGTATGACTGAAGGTGAAAATAAAAAAATGGGTTTTGTTGTAGATTTAAATATTAGTAGAGTTTTACAAACTTGTATTAATTATACTGTTTATAAAAATAGTAAAAGTGTTGAAGATAAAATTAAATATCTAATAGAAAACCATTTAATTAATATTGATATTGATATGATGTATTCTAAAAAATTAAATAGTGATGGAATTATAAAGAAATTAATGGATATATGGAAAGGAGATCCAATAAATAGTTTCAAAACTCTTTTAAAGAATTTAGATAATGATTATATTATATTTGATAATTCAACACAAAAATTATTAAATGCTTCTTTTATAAATTCATTAAAAGATAATAAAGTAGATTCAATAGTAGAATTAAAAGATGAATACGATATATTACAAGAATTACCATCGGGTAATGAAAAAATAAAAAATGATAGTTCTTCTGAAAATGATAATAATTCATTAGATGATGATCATGATGATAAAAAAGAGGAAGAAGTAAAAATATCATTTACAAAAGATGTTTTACCTTATGTTATACCATTGACGTGTATATTAACCATTAAAAATAAAAATAAAGATTTTATAAATATGTTAAATGATATTAAAGAAAGTAATGAATTATTAGAAATATTTGATGACCAATGTTTAATATGGTGGAACAAAAAAGGTTTAATAAATATTATTAATGATATAATAAATAAATATTTTGATAAATCTTCAAATACTTATAATATATCAATACAATTTAAGATGTCAATTCAAAGTTTATTAGATAGACCAAAAGAATTATTAGAATTAATATCGGACTGTTTGAAACCAAAAGTAATTGAGAAAAAAACATTTGGAGAAGTATTTACACCAATGGATTTTATAAATGATAAAATGTTAAAAGATATAGAAGAATATATGTTAAAAAATAAAAATGAAAATATATGGACAAATGAAAAATTAACATGGTATGATCCTGCAACTGGAATGGGAAATTATCCTATTGCAATTTATTACAAGTTAATGGAAGGATTAAAAACTAAAATACCAAATGAAGAACAAAGAAAAAAACATATTATTGAAAAACAATTATATATGGGGGAATTAAATAAAAAGAATTGTTTTGTAGTAAAACAAATATTTAATATTAATAATAATTATAAATTAAATTTGTATGAAGGAGATACATTAAATATAAAAATAAATGAAGTATTTGGAAAAACTAAATTTGATATTATTATTGGAAATCCACCTTATAATGAAGAATTAACAAGTGTAGGAGCAAAACCATTATATAATAAGTTTATTGAATATTATGTTAATAAGTGTAATTTATTGTCATTTATAGTTCCATCAAGATGGTTTGCTGGAGGTAAGGGATTAGATAAATTTAGAGAAATGATGATAAATAGAACAGATATATTATATATAAAACATTATGATGATGCTTGTAAAATTTTTGGTAATACTGTAAATATAAAAGGGGGTGTGAATTATTTTTTGATTAATAAAGATTATAACGGATTATGTGATTATAATGGTTCAAAAGTTAAATTTAATACTTTTGATGTAATACTTGACAGTAAATATTATGGGATAGTTAATAATTTTTTAGATAAGAAAACAATTATTGATATATATTTAGGCCGATATTTTGGTATTGAATCAAATGATAAAAATTTAACTGATGATAATAAATTAATTAAATGTTATGTATCTCAACAAAAAGGATTTATTAAATATATTGATAAAAAATTTGTTAAAAAAGAATATAATTTTTACAAGATTATAACTACTCGTGCTGCATTTGGTGCAAATAGTGGTTTTGGTAATACATTTATTGGAAGTCCAACAGAAATACATACAGGAAGTTATATATCATTTAAAGTATCAAATGAAAATGAAGCAAAATCATTATTAAGTTATTTAAAATGCAAATTACCTAATTTATTATTGAGTTTAAGAAAGTCATCACAAGATATAAGTGAAGCTACATGTAAATGGATACCATTACCACCGTTAAATAAAGTATGGAATGATGAAGAAGTTTATAAATATTTTAAATTAACTGAAGATGAAATAAAATTAATAAAAGAAACAAAAATTAATGGTTATAATGAAAATGAACAAAAAATAATAAAAGATGGAAGAAAACAATATTACTTAGTTAATAATAAATTATATAAGATAAAAAAAGATAAATCACAAGGTAAATTATTTGGTAATTATATTGATGGTAAAATTATTGAAAAATATAAATAATGATGATAAAGTTGATATAATTTATAAAGTATATAAAAAGAAAACATTAAAACCTAAAATTATTAATAATATTAGTAATAATATTAGTAATGAAACGTCTCAAAAAAATTTAATATAAGGTCTCAAATTAAAAAAATTGATATAATTATTTTAAATATATATAATATATAAATTTATTAAAATTTAATATTTATTATATACAATTTTTATATAAAATACATACTAAAAATATGACTATTATTAATAATAATGTCAAATTAAAGAATAAAAAATTTAAAAAAATAACACGTTACGGAAAAAACATAATTCATGTTAAAACAAATGATATACAATGTTTATCTGAATTAGATAATGGAAATTTTAATGGTAAAATTAAGATTTTTGATAAATATGGTAATTGTTTTCAAGGAACATATAAAAACAATAAATCAAAGGGATATGGTTTATTAATTTCAGAATACGGTAATATTTGTGAAGGATATTTTGAGAATAGTGAACTAATAAAAAAATGTAGAATATTTCAAAATAATTCGAATTATTTATTAAATCCATCCGATTTCAATTATATATTGAAAAAATTACATAATAATATTTTTTATTAAAATTATATTACTTTATATTGTATTTACGATTGGAGTAATTATAGTTTTATTATAAGTTATTCATTGCATAAATTTTTATAATTAAAAAGGTGAAAAATTTATAAATTAATTTTATAATAAAGTTTATTGCTTTGTTCACTACTTAAATTCATTATAGTATTTTTATTTATAATTTTTTTAGAATTATTATCTAATTCGTCTGAATGTATATATTGAAATTATTTTTTATAGTTCATTTAACCATTCAATATCTTCTTCAGGTAATTCTATTATTAATTCTTTTTCTTCCTTAATTGAAAGATTTTTTTGATTTTCTGATAATTTATTATTGATATCTAAAATTTTTTCTGTATGAACATCAATTTTTGATTTTAATAATATAATTTTTGATTTCAATAATTTATTTTCATTTATCAACTCTGTTATATTTTTTTTAGTAAAATATTCCATAAAATTATACTTTTTATTTTTAATATTTTTTATTTCAGATAAGATTTTTTCATCAACTTCAGCATGATTATTAACATCGAACCCTTGTGATTGATTTCCACCAATAATTGAATAATTATCATGCAATTTAATAATTTTAATAATTTTTTTTTGTAGTTCTCTGTCAAAATGTTCATTTTTTTTTCCACTTGCAATTTCTGTTAAAATTTTATTTTCATCATTAATTTGTTTAATTTTAGCTTCACATTCTATTATTTTAACTTCACATTCTACTATTTTAGCTTCACAATCTACTATTTTAGCTTCATACTTTACTATTTTTTTATCAATACTTTCAATTTTAGATTTATTATTATGGTGTAAAATACCATTCATTTTAGAATAAAAAATAGTATAAATATAATTTATCATTATTTTATTTAAATTAAATCTAAATATAAAGAAATCATTTTTTTATATAATTTTTTATAATATTATATTGATTACACACTTTTTCTAATTTAAAAATAATATATTATTTATAATTATATAAAATAATTATATAAAATAATTATATAAAAATGATCATATATAGTCTTATTTGTGCACGTTCAGGTTCAAAAGGATTAAAAGATAAAAATATTTTAAATTATAATGGACATCCAATGATTGCTCATTCTATAATAATAAGTAAAAAATGTAATTTAATCAATCAAACATTTGTTAGCACAGATAGTCAAAAATATGCTGACATTTCTTTAAAATATGGAGCAGAAATTCCATTTATACGTCCTAAAGATTTATCCGAAGATTTATCAACTGATTATGATGTATTTGAACATTTTATTCAATTCTTAAAAAATAATAGTGATAAATATACTATGCCTGATTTTATTATTCATTTACGACCAACATATCCCAATAGAAGTGTATCATTAATCACTGATTGTATCCAACAATTCATAAATAATTATAATCATTATGATAGTTTAAGAACTGTTATTCAAATTGATAAAAATCCTCAAAAAATGTATAAAATTATTGATAATACACTTATTCCATTTTTTAAAACATATAATAATATCAATGAACCATATAATTGTCCGCGACAACTTTTTGAAAAAACATATTTACATAATGGATGTATTGATATTGTTAAAACAAAGATTATTACTGATTTAAAATCTATGTCTGGTAATTCAATATATCCTTATATAATGGATGAATCTGAAAATAATGATATAGATAGCATCAAAGATTTTGAAAGATCATCTTTATTATTTTCAGAATCACCTATTATATAGTGTTAAAATGTGTAAAATATACAAGAATAAAGACAACAAAAAAAAATTCATGAGACATTAATTGATTCCTTGGAAACACATGGAAAAAAATTTTTACATTGAATTTATTAAAGATATCAAAATAGAAAATGAAAATCTTATTAAAAATTTAGAATTACCAATAAACTTAAAAAATAATATATAAAAAATTATAAAATTATAAAATTATAAATTTTTATATGTTAATAAATAAAATAAATTTCTAATAAAGTTCATCAAATTTCATTATTATTGCTTTTCTTAATTCTAATTTTTTTGATAATTTTTTTTTCTTTTGTTTCATTACTATCATCATTAATAATTATATTAGGTTTTAATGTTTTATTTTTATATACTTTAAAATCATTAAGTTCATCATTAATAATTTTTTCAATCTCATCAATTTCTTTATCTTCATTAGTAATTTTAGTTTCTATTTTTGATGTTTTCTTTTTAGATACTTTTATAATTTCATCATTTATCATATTATTTTTTAAGTTTATTGGTAATTCTAAATTTTTAATAAGATTTTCATTTTCTATTTTGATATCTTTAATAAATTCAATGTAAAAATTTTTTTTTAAATATGTAAATAATCTCCAATCTATTTGAAAGTTTGACCACATACAAGATTTGATAAAATCTTTAAATTTATCACTTTTAATACATTCATAAATTTCTTTTTCATTATTATTTATTATTGGAATTCCTATTGCGTGTTCTGATAATAATAAATCTCCATTATTATCAATAATTGGTTCATTAATACCTGAATCTCCAAAAATAACTTTTTTTATACCATAAAACCCATTACTATTTGTATTTGAGTATAAATATCTACATCCTGATTTTGTTGTAGAATGAATAACAGTATATTTATAATCATTATTTTTTAATTTTGAAACCCATTTTTTATCAGAACCATATGAACTACGACTATATAATATATTTGTAATATCTGGATTTTTACAATATATTTTATTAAATAATTCAATATTTGAATTAGGTAAAAATGAATAATTTTTTAAATTTAATAAATGTTTATTTTTTTTTTCATCTATTATTTCTGTAATATTATTTATAGTATTTTTAATATTAATAACATACCAATCGTATTTTGTTCCACAATTAAATGTTTTCATTCCATCTTTAGAATCATGCATTTCTAAATATATCATATTATATTTTGATGTCATTAAATCAAATAAGTTATTTGATTTTCCCTTTTCTGACATTGGTTTTCTCCATCCACTTGGATGTATCAATGTAATATATCCATTTAATTTAATTAATTTAAACGACATTAATACAAATTTTTGCCATATTGTATTACCTGATGCTTTTGTTCCTGATGCATTATATGGAGGATTTCCAATTATAATATCAAATTCTTTTATTTTAAATTCTTTATTATAATCTACTTTTAAACTATCACCTTCATATATATTTAATTTT